AGTTGTAATTCTTGACGAAGCTGATTACTTAAATCCTAATTCTACTCAACCAGCTCTACGTGGTTTTATTGAAGAGTTTGCAAATAATTGCAGATTTATTTTTACCTGTAATTATAAGAACAGAATAATCCAGCCTTTGCATAGTCGTTGTGCTGTAATTGATTTTAAGATTCCAAAAGAAGAAAAACCAAAGCTAGCAGCTCTTTTTTACAAAAGGGTTGTTGATATACTTTCATCAGAGGCTATCGAATCAAATCCTAAAGTAGTAGCTAAGGTTGTCGAGAAGTATTTTCCAGACTTTAGAAGAGCATTGAATGAGCTTCAACGGTATTCTCAATCTGGTTTTATTGACGAAGGAATCCTTGTAAACATTTCAGATGTTAATATTGCTGAATTGGTTACAGCCTTGAAAGATAAAGATTGGAAAGCAATGAGAATGTGGGTAGTAAACAATCTAGATAATGATCCTCAAACAATCTTTCGAAAAATCTACGACGGTTTAGTTCCTTTGACAAATCAAGTACCACAATTAGTTCTAACGATTGCAGACTATCAATACAAATCAGCATTTGTTAGCGACCAGGAAATCAACTTAGTTGCTTGTTTGACTGAAATAATGGTTAGTGTTACTTTAAATGAAAAACATTAACGAAGAGTTTGGTCAAAAAGTTGAAATAGTAGAAGAACCATACAAACAGAAAGCTATTTCCCCGTTTGATTTCTTGAATTCGATAAATTATAGTAAAGAGACTTTAATTGTCGACGAGTGGTCTGAAAAACAGTATAACGCTTATGTAATTAACAAAGGGCTATCGTTTTCACCAGATACAGTTATTCAAGCAAACGAGATGAATTCTCGTTCTCACCTCGATAAGTTACTGCAATACTCTTTTCTTATAAATATTGTTCGGCCTAAAAAACGATTTAATAAGTGGATCAAATCAGAAAAGATTGAAGCGATCGAGATTGTAAAAGATTACTATGGATATAGCACAGAAAAAGCACGCCAGGTAGTTTCCATTCTCACCATTGAACAAATTGATACCTTAAAACAAAAATTACAAAAAGGTGGAGTAAATGACAAAGGAGTTTTTCAACATTGACGTAGAAGGATATTTTCCGTTGGAAGTGACTTTAGTAGAACCAGATGATTTTTTAAAGGTAAGAGAAACTTTATCGCGTATTGGTGTAGCTTCACGAAAAGATAAAATTCTTTATCAGAGCTGCCACATCCTTCATAAGCAAGGACGCTATTTCATTGTTCATTTTAAAGAGCTGTTTGCACTTGATGGCAAGCAAGCAGATCTCACAGATAATGATATTGAAAGAAGGAACACAATTGCAAAATTGTTGTCTGATTGGGGATTAGTGGATATACTAGATAAAGAAAGATATTTTATGACTGCTCCTCTTTCTCAAATAAAAGTTCTATCATTTAAAGAAAAAGACGAGTGGACACTGCAATCTAAATATAATATAGGTAAGAAAAAGTAAAATTCCTAGGGATGGGACGTACTGCTAGTTAATCCTAGACCGGTCAGGACGTTAGACTGACTCTGTAATCGTAAGCAGAACCGCTATGCCGAAAGGATAGCAATTTTTTTAACTTTACTCGCTTAATTAAGGAGACTATTATGACTTTAGGTAAAATTACGTTTGGACCAACTGTATTTAAAGATTTTGATAAGTTCTTTGTCGGTTTCGATGATACTTACAATCGTCTAGCTAAGATTCACGACGATCTCACTCAAAACATTCCTAACTACCCCCCATATAATATCAAGAAAGTAGAAGATAACAAATACGTTATCGAACTTGCTGTTGCTGGCTTTGCGAAACAAGACATTGAAATTACAATTGAAGATAACAAGTTGATTGTCAAAGGCAATGCTGCTGATGACACTGATAACTTTATCTTCAAGGGGATTGCAAACCGAGCATTTACTCGCACTTTTGCTCTCGATGAGCAAATTGAGATTAAAGATGCAGCAATGTTTAACGGTATGCTTAAGATTGCTCTAGAGCGTATCATTCCTGAGCACAAAAAGCCACGTAAGATCGAAGTCAAAGAACCTCAAGAAAAGAGCGAGCGTCAATTGTTAACGGAGGACGCTCAAGATGTTGATTAGTGCTTTTAAATCTGTAGTTGAGTTTTTCAAGGGTATTCTAAAATCTATTGAAGACGCTCAAATGAGAAGAGCTGAGGCAGCAGTCAAATACTGGCAGGATCGGTGGTATTGATTGAAGTTGCAATTCTGTTCAATGCAAAGTGTGCAGATAGGGGACTGGCTTATCAAGGCTAGTTCCCTTGACGATCAGATCTTTATTTGTGGATACAAACAAGGAACTGTTTACACTTTTGCAAAGATGTTTTATGATGAAGAGTCTGCATTTTCGTTTATGGAAAAAATATATGATCAAGATTACAAAACTCACCTCGGGTGAAGAACTTATTGCTGATGTTACTGATGAGAATGGCACTTATATCTCTTTAGATAAACCTTGTGTACTTCAAATGATTCCATCTCGTAGTAACCCAGAACAACCAACAATGGCTCTTATTCCATATGCAGTGTATACTGAATCTCATAGGGTAGCTGTAAAACGAGAGCATGTTATTTGGTCAGAAGAACCACTTAAAGAACTCTACAACCAATATAATTCTATCTTTGGCTCTGGCATTGTTGTTTCTCAGAGTCAAATTTTGAGCTAATGAAAAAGCAAGTAAAAAAGAAGACAGTTATTTTGGTTAATCCTCTAAACTCTGAAACATGGGCTTGTGAGGATTACTCTAAAACTAAGGACATCGATGGTGTACCTTATATCACTGTGTTTAAACCTGAAAACAATAATCGTACCTTTTTAATGCGAAAAGATGCGTTGCGTTTATCTAAAAGTTACATTTGACTTTTTTAACAAAACCTATATAATGTAGATATGTCCAAAAGGAGGTGAGTATGCCAGTCGTATCTACAATGATTGCTTCAACAGCTATCGCAGCTTCAACTATTACTGTTCCAGTTACTAATGTGGAACCTATAGTTATGAATCAGCCAGCAATGGTTCAGGTAGAACATTGTACAAATATAGTTCAAAACTACGATAGTGGTGACAGATCTGTAATTGGTGGTATAATTGGAGGTGTGGTTGGATCACAAATTGGACGTAATGATAACACTAGACGAATTATGACTGGAGTTGGTGCTATCATTGGTACTCAAATGGGATCTGATTATAATAGGAATCCAACAGTTCGTTATTCAACAAACTGCACCCCTACTTACGTTCAAAGACCAATTCCAACTGTAACTGGTTACAGGGTTTATTATGTAGTTGATGGTGTTACTCAAAGTACAGTAATGAGTTATGATCCTGGATCTACAGTCACTTTACAAAGAACATATCAAGTACGATGAAATATTTTACTACTGTCGTCGAAGAAGCAGAGAATGGAGATGCCATTCTTACTTTTCCAGAAGAGTTTCTCAAGCAAGAAGATTGGCGAGAGGGAGATGAAATCTCCATTAAAGTAGATGGCGAAACAGCCATTCTAAAAAATATCTCTAAAGAAATAAGAGAAAGAGCTACTTCCTAGACATCCACGCAGAAACACCCATGAAAGCTCCAACGACACCAGCTTGAGCAATGTAAAAAAGTCCAAGTAAGTCAGCTAGAGCTTGAACTCTTTGATCAGATACAATAGGTGAGAATAAGACAACAGTAAAAACAATCATGCTCCATATTGCTACCCAAGCCATTCTTCTTTGAGCTGATTGTTTTTTGTTGTCTCGTTCTATCTCTTGGATTTTTTCCATATCTTCAATATCATTATCTGAAACCTTTCCATCGCCATCAACATCATATTTTTGTTGAACGGAGTTATCCATCTTTTTTTCCTATTAATCTATATGGGAAGTACCACATCTCAATAGTGTAGTACACCCACATATCAAATAAGAGATTAGGGTTCAAAATCTGCAGGTACATCTATTGGTTTAGGATCAACTTTAGGTGCTGGAGCTGCAGCTGCTTCCATTCTCTTTTGCTGATTCTTTGCTCCAGAGATAGCAGCATTTTCACCTGTTCCGGCTAACATAATTCCAGAGAGTGTTCCAGTTAAGAAAGTTGCAATTGGAATAATTAGTTCAAAGAACTTAGCGTCGATTGGTGAAATAGCATTTAGAGGTTGAGTAACAAACATAATGCTATAAAGAACAACAAACACAATCCCTATAAGAGTAAATGCTAAACAAACTCCAATGAATACTTTTAGACGGACCATTAGTTCCGTTTCTGATAATCTTTCCTTCACAGCTTTTTCGCTCATTTACAGCCTCCTTTATTTGGTGTAACAGTAAC